CGTGACCATGATGGTCTACAGCAACGGCACTAACGTTGTTGACGTAGCGACTTATTTCTCCTCCCTTACGCTTGGCGCACCCCTTCCGGTGGCTAGTGGTGGATCTGGTGCGGCAACGCTAACCGGCATTCTTAAAGGTAATGGTACGTCTGCTTTTACTGCGGCAACGGCTGGAACGGACTATGTAAATCCAACGTCTGCTACAACTTACTCAGCACTTCAGACATTTAACGGCTCATCATCTGCTTTAGCTGCGTTGTTTAAATCAACGTCTGAAGTTGTAACGGTATCTGCTACTGCTGCTACGGGGACGATTACGCTTGATGCCTTGACTCAGCCAGTGCTGTACTACACATCCAATTCTTCAGGCAACTGGACAATCAATGTGCGTGGATCGGGATCGGCATCTTTTAACTCAGTAACTTCAACAGGTTCATCCACCACATTAGTCTTTATGGCGACTAATGGTTCAACGGCTTACTACCAAACCGGCTTTCAGATTGATGGTAGTTCAGTAACTCCCAAGTGGCAAAACGCTTCAACACCAGCGGCTGGTAACACCAATTCTGTTGATGTGTATACGTTTAATATTATTAAAACAGGAAGCGCCACATATACCGTGTTAGCTGCTCAGACTAGGTTTGCATAATGCCAAAGCTATCTTCATTTTCAGGGATGTCCGCTCGCGGGTTTGGTGAGTTTGGTACAACGCTATCGCTTGTCACAACGACGTTTACATCAAGTGGTTCATGGACTGCCCCTGCTGGGGTTACTAAGTTAACGGTGCTTAGTGGTCGTGGGTCTAACGGGCAAAGTGACTATTGGTCGCCAACTTACGTAACAAGAGCGCAAGTTACTAGTGCTGGGTACCCAACAACCAATCCTGCTTATTTAGATTGGAGCGTACCTTATAACTATGCCGTAAGTGCAGCAAATAGTATTAATGCTAGCGGTACAGGTCCGCGTACCGTATCTATCCCAAATGAATATTATTGGGTGGTTAATAATGTTACTTCCCAGTGGGTTGTTAACAATTTTGGGGGTGGTTCTCAATACGTACAAGGAAGCGCAACTGTAGTTCCTAATCAATCACTTCCAACTTCAGGAAATATTGACGGACCAACCTTTTTTCCTACATACCAAACTGCTATTTTTTGGATTTATATTGATGTCTATTACACAGGGGCAGCAGGAACAGCAAGCTCTGGTTTTGGGCAGACATTCCCCGGCGGTGCAGCAAGTGGCGGTACTGCCCCCATTACAACATTCACCAACGTCACCGTAACTCCCGGAACAACATACAGTATTAGCATCCCCACAGATAGACCAGATCCATACGTAACCATTCAGTACTTGTTACCAGCATAACCAAGGAACATAAATGCTAGACATCATTGGTGGCGGGTTGTTTGGTACGATTTTTGGTGGCTTATTCAGGCTAGCACCGGAAGTCTTAAAGTTTCTTGATCGCAAGAATGAACGTCAGCATGAGCTTTCCATGTTCAGCCGTCAGTGCGAGTTAGAACAAGTTCGTGGGGAAATGAAACTTGCCGAAATCAGCGCCGAGCGCGATAAAGCTATTGATACGGGTGTCATGGCTGCATTTGAAGCGGCAATCAATCAACAATCGGAAATGGCTAAGTCTGCTGGTGGTTGGGTGGCTTCACTATCTGCGTCCGTCCGCCCCATAGTTACTTACTGGATTCTTGCCATTTGGTCGGCTTCTCATATCTGGTTTGCTATCCTCGCCAGCCGGGAAGGACTACCTGTACAAGAAGTTTTCAAGATGATTATGTCGCCTGATTTTGCTGCGCTGGTAGCAGGGACGTTTAACTATTGGTTTCTTGATCGCACGTTAAAAGTCAGGGGCCTTGCGTGAAGCTTGACCTTGCCAAAGAACTATGCAAACGGTTTGAGGGGTTTTCATCCAAACCTTACCTATGCCCTGCTGGTGTCTGGACAATTGGATACGGGTCTACGTATTATCAGAGCGGCGATAAAGTAACTAAAGACGACCCACCAATCACAAGGGAGTATGCTGAACAGCTTTTGATGCACGAACTTGTGCATACCTATGCCCCAGGCGCAATCCGGCAATGTCCTATCTTATTAACCTTAGCCATCCGAAATAGAGGTTGGGGCAAGCTCAATGCCATCGTAGACTTTTGCTATAACCTCGGTGTTGGGAGATTGCAGACTTCCACGCTTAGGCGCAAAATTAACCAACAAGATTGGGTTGGTGCTCAAGAACAATTGAAATTGTGGGTGCGAGCTGGCGGCAAAGTCTTACGAGGTCTAGTTATCCGGCGTGAAGCTGAAGCTGCATTGATGAGGTAATAATGGCCCTACGTAAACTTCTTTTTAAGAGCGGAGTTAACCGCGAGAACACGAGATACACCAACGAAGGCGGTTGGTATGTGTCCGACAAAGTACGTTTCCGTCAGGGTACACCAGAGAAGATCGGCGGTTGGATTCAATACTCAGCTAATCAGTTTAATGGCGTGTGCCGCAATCTATGGAATTGGGTTACTAATAGCAGTCTAAATTTGCTGGGTGTGGGGACTAACACCAAGTACTACATTGAAAATATTGGTATATACAACGATGTTACGCCAACAGGGTTAGCTGCCGGATCGGCAATTTCTTACGCTGCCACCGGATGGGGTACAAGTACGTGGAGTACTGGTACGTGGGGGTTTAGCAGCGGGTCGTCCACAATTAATCTTCGCGTGTGGAGTTCATCTAACTGGGGTGAGGATCTTGTTATTAATCCTCGCGGTGAAGCTATTTATTATTGGGATGCAACAACAGGTCTTTCTTCTCCCGCAGTAAACATAACGTCTTTGGCTGGCTCATCAAACGCCCCATCATTAGCTAATTACATCTTTGTCTCTGACATATCCCGGTTCTTGTTTGCTTTTGGGTGTGACGATAGTGCTGGTGGCATTGGTTATTTAGATCCCATGCTTGTACGTTGGGCAGACCAAGAAAGCCTCACGATGTGGTTACCTGCTATTACGAATCAGTCAGGCAGTCTGCGCTTATCCCACGGCTCTGAAATCGTTACGTCAGTACAAACCCGTCAAGAAATTTTTACGCTCACTGATTCCGCTGCGTATTCCATTCAGTTTGTCGGAGCGCCTTATGTGTGGGGTGCTCAGTTGCTTGGCGATAATATCTCCATCATGAGTCCTAATGCGGCAGCTTTTGCCTCTGGTGCTGTGTATTGGATGGGTGTGGACAAGTTCTACGTCTATGACGGTCGCGTTCAAACGTTGCCTTGTGACTTGAGGCGCTATGTGTTTAGCGACATAAACCTCGTGCAGTCGTTACAGGTATTTGCAGGGACCAATGAAGGGTTCAATGAAGTCTGGTGGTTTTATTGCTCAGAAAATAGTGATACGGTTGATCGCTACGTGGTGTACAACTATCTTGAACGTGTTTGGTACTACGGCACGATGGCACGAACGGCGTGGTCTGATTCAGGCTTAAGAGACTATCCACAGTCTGCCGACTACAACGGGCGCATCTTAAATCAAGAGTTTGGTGTGGATGATGTTTCTACAGGCACTGCTGTAGCCATTGACGCTTATATTGAATCGGCTGAGTTTGACCTTGATGACGGCGACCGTTTTATGTACGTCTACCGTACAGTGCCTGATCTGACTTTTACGGGATCGACTGATGACTCAGCACCCGAAGTAACCTTTAGTATTTACCCCAAGCGTAGTTCTGGTTCACCTGCTGGCACCCCTGCGGCAGATACAGTTTCATCGGCTGACTACCCTGTGGATGAGTTTACGTCTCAAATCTATACACGCTTCCGTGCGCGTCAGGCATATCTCAAAGTACGTTCTAACAAAGTCGGTACAACATGGCAGCTTGGTGCACCAAGGATTGATATGAAACCTGACGGTCGTGCAACAGGAGGCGGCGCATGACTTATATTGTTACCACTGATTATGAAGTTGAAAGATTACCGCCACCCAACCTACCTCTTGCACCACTCCAATATGATTCGCGGTATCAAGAAGGACTTAACAACGTATTACGCCTGTACTTCAACCGACTCGACAATCTTTTGGCGAGACTTATGACAACGACACCAACTTTTCCGGTAACGTTTCCTGGTACTTATTTTGATGCGTTTGGTCGTCAACGCGTCAGTGAACCTTATACGCTCTTTGATAGCCAGAACCGATATGCAGCGGACAATCAATTCAGCGAGTCAACGGTTAACGGCGCATCAATAACGTACAGTTCTAGTCAAGCTGCGGTCCTTCTGGCAGCGGACACCACATCAGGCTCAAAGGCAATAAGGCAAACCTATCGAGTCTTTCCTTACCAACCTGGAAAAGGATTGCTGGTACTTGCGACCTTTGTCATGGCGGCAGCGCAGACAAACTTAAGACAGCGCGTTGGTTACTTTAACGCTGACAACGGTGTGTTCTTCCAAAAGAGCGGGTCAACCAATTCATTTGTTTTAAGGTCATCCGTAACAGGTACGGTATCTGATGCAAGGACTGTTAATCAAGCCGATTGGAATGGTGACAAACTTGATGGCACCGGTGAATCTGGATTTACCTTAGACACGACCAAAGCGCAGATTCTTTGGATGGACTTTGAGTGGCTTGGCGTTGGCTCAGTGCGATGCGGGTTCATCATCAATGGTCAATATATTGTTTGCCACACGTTCAATAATGCTAATGACATATCAAATGTCTACATGACCACGGCGATCCTACCTGTTAGGTATGAGATTGAAGCTACGGCTGCTATAGCTAGTGGTGCAACCATGAAACAGATTTGCTGCTCGGTGGTATCGGAGGGTGGGTTTGAACAGACATCTATTGACCATGTCGCTAGGCGTACAACAATTCTTGGGACTATTGGAACAACGTTTCTGCCGCTAGTTTCCATCAGGCTTGCTTCTGGTCGTACAGGTGCCGTGGTATTACCCAATCGCATTCAAGCACTTCCGACTACAAGCCAAAATTATGAAGTGGCTCTTGTTAAAAATCCGACACTAACAAGCGCTACATGGGCGGCAACAGTCCCTTCAGATTCCAACGTAGAGTTTGATGTTGCAGCTACGGCTATGACGGGCGGTACAATTGTTCAGACAGACTATGTCACGGCATCTGGATCAGGCGGCGTACAAAATACCAGCGCAGCCACGGGATACAACTGGGACTTACAACTTGGAGCCACGATTGCTGGGGTCAGTGATATTTACACGCTAGCCATTCGCACCGTGTCAGGGGCAACAACGGGAGACGCTGTTGGGTCCATTTCCTTTTATGACTTAACACAATAAAATACTGAAATGGCTTCATCACTCACCCCAGCCCAACAAGAAGCTTTAGCCAAACTGCAATCCTACCAACAGCAGCAAGGGTTGGAGAAGTATTTGGCTTCAAGGGCGCAGCAGTATGGTGCTACGCCTAAAGGTGCTGCTTCGGCTACGGGTTGGACTGCTGGTGAGGCACTTGAGAATCCGTTTGCTGGGCTAAAAGATTTTGGTAAGAAGTCGGTAGATGTTTACGGCACTGATGAAGAACTTAGTAATGTCGTAAGCCAAAGAGAAGAAGCCAAAACTGCATCTGACATCCTCAGAGAAAAGTTTGGTGAACAACTAGGCCACAAGTCCACATTTACTAAGGCTTACAAAAAAGACGATAAGGGTAAACCTGTTGAGGTTGATGTTAATTCGCTAACCCCTGAAGAACTATCGTCGGGTAATGTCATCCTGTATATGGGCGGTAAAACAGGGGGTAAAGAACGTGAGCGCATGGCGCAAGCCTACATCCCCCAGGGTGATAAATTAGTACCCGTTGGCGATCCTAGTTACTACAAAGGCGAGCACCCCGACGCTAAGAATGTAGCTACAGCGTTAAAGATTGCAGGTTTTGCTACGCTCCCCTTTGGGGGTATTGGTGGTTTATTGGGTGGTGCTGCGTCTGGTCTTACCACCACTTTAGCGGGTATGGGCCTTGGCTCTTTAGCTCCCGTTGCTGCAAACGCACTTACTTCTGGTGTTGTTAGTGGTGGCCTATCTAAAGCAATGGGCGGTAACTTCGGGCAAGGCTTTAAGCGTGGTGCTGTATCGGGCGCGGTCGGTTCGGGTATTAATCAGTTTGCCGGTGATATGTTTAAAGGTCTTGGCGAGTTTGGTACACCTGCTAAATCACTTGTTACATCGGGTATTACTTCAGGACTGCTGGGGCAGAAGTTTGATCTTGGGCAAGCAGTACAAAACGCTGCGATTAACTACGGAATGGGTAAGGCTGGTGAGATGTCTGGGTTAGATCCTAAACAACAAGCAGCCATGATGAAGTTTGCCAATTTTGCAATGCCGATGATTGCGGCGCGGCGCAAGCCGGGAGGACCATGATGAGTGAAGGGTTCATGTTTGATGACGTTAATCTTGGGGGTGATATTGATCTTGGGGGTGATACCCCAATAGATATTAGTTTTTTGGATCTAAACGACCCTGTTGGCTCTGGCTTTTTTGATGCTACTGGAAACTTAACCCCGCTTGGCACTACCAGTCTTTTGTCTGATCCTGAACTGCTTAGTCAGTTCAAAGTGGCGTTCCCGGAAGATGCAGCTATTTTAGATTCATTGCTTCAAGACCCAGAGACAAAAAAACTTTTACGGCAACAATCTACGGTACTTGGTGGTGAAAACGCAGTAGGTAATATCGGTCCGCAAGGGGACACTAACGTGCCGGGGCAGTCTGTGGATGCAACGGGGCTTAAGGGTTTAGCCGATAAAGTAGGCCAAGGCATTAAAGATCTTACAGGTATCTCAGGCACAGACGCTCTCAGATACGCTGCCATGATTGCTGCTGCAAAAATGGCTAAAGACGATGCTGAAGCAGCGCGTAAAGAAGCTCGTGGAGCAGCGTTCAAATCCAAAGCACCCGTTACTGCTACACGCCAAGCATACAAAGGTACAAAGTATGCAGCCCAAGGGGGCTTGATGTCGCTGGCGCAAGGTGGTAAAACCAGTCTACCTCCGCGCTATCTTAACGGGCACAGCGATGGCATGGCAGATAAAGTCCCTGCACAGATTGATAACCGCCGACCCGCTGCACTTTCTGATGGGGAGTTCGTGATCCCTGCCGACGTGGTTAGTCATTTGGGCAACGGCAACTCCAGTGCTGGCGCTAAACGTTTGTATGAAATGATGGATCGCATCCGCCACGCTCGTACCGGTAACCCAAAGCAAGGCAAACAGATCAACCCTGACAAGTTTCTTCCGAGGTAATTATGGTTACTAGAGCTGGCGATAAACGCGCAATTGAAGGCGATCCTCTTGAAAACATCAGAGCGGACGTTGAAGATGCAATTAACAGCGATGCGTCCGTACAAGAAAAAATACAGGTCTTGGCAAGCCTTGGCCTTGATGTGTCCACGATTAGTTCAGTGCTAGACGTACCTGAGCAGCAAGTTGCGGATGCACTCCCAGAGTTTAATACACTCCCAGCAACACCGCCAGTATCAGCACCAACGCAAACCAACGACGCTTCTGCTGATGACATTCGCCAGCTTTATAAAAGTATCTTTGGTAGGGATGCTGATGAAGCAGGACTTAAGTATTGGGATGAGACAGGGCTTGGCGCTAAAGACATTGA